CAGCTTACACATTACTGGATTCACCTAACACTACTTCTCAAGTAATTTACAAAACGCAAATTGCATTAGGAAGTAATGGCGGTAACAGGATTAGCACGGACGCTAACGATGCAAGCAGAATGATTCTTATGGAGATTGCACAATGACGACACTATACGTTGATAACATTGCGCCTAATCTCCAGAGCAAGATTAGTGCGCCTAACCTGACGTTACCTAGCGGTAGCGTAATTCAGTGTGTAACTGACCACAAAACTGTAGGTAATGCTCCGCACAACGCCGACATCAGGGACTTAACCATTAGCGCAACTGGTGGCTTCGGCACTGCTGTTCAAACGCAATCTCTGAATATCACTCCGAAATTTTCGAACTCAAAAATCTTAGTTCAATGGACAGGACAGATGAGAATGAACATGTCGGGGACTTCTGGCGGTATTCAGATGTTCTTTGGCAAGGATGGCTCGAACCTGATGTCATCTGGCGGAAATCATGTTGCTGCTATCTTCATGTACAGCACCCAACAACTGACTGACCACTATCAGGCTCAAGCCGCACAGTTTGCGTTTACGGCAGGGCAAACCACACAGATGACGCTGGATGTACGCATGAACTGCTACAACACTGCCGCCACGATACAGCTTTCTCACGATGGTCTTGCATGTCTTACAGCATGGGAGATTGCCCAATGAGCAGCATCTTAAAGGTAGACCAAATCCAGCTTGCCAATGGCAACACGCCTACTGCTGGTGACTTGGGGCTGAACACGACAGGCAGTGTGCTTCAAGTTGTAAACTCTGGAATCTTAAACACTGTAAACGCAAACACAACCTCTTCAAGTTTTACTGCTACTGGTTTGTTTGTGAATATCACCCCACAGTATTCCAACAGTAAAATCTTAGTCTTGTGTAACAGTCAGATAAACTATTATACGGCAAACACCACTTGGTTTGATGGGACAATCTATAGAATTTTAGGTGGTGTTAATACTGAACTTGCTTCTCCAGCCTCAAACGGACTTGGTGGGCAATATAATAACTCTTCAGATGATGTTCATATCCCTCATTTTATGTCGGTTGAGGATTCACCATCAACAACAAGTCAAGTTAGATACGAATATTATTTTAGGAGACGGACGGGTTCTGGCATTTTGCGTGTAAATCCTGACTCTCACGGAGTAAATATCACAGCAATGGAGATAGCAGGATGAGCAAACTAACAACAAAATCGCTGGCTAACTTTAGGAGAAATCAATGACCGATATAGCAACAGCACTTAACAAACTTCAGGTCACTGAGTGGGTTCTTCGTGGAGAGCCAACGAGTGAAGCTGAGTTCAACTCAATGTTCCGCAAAGTCACTGGCGCAGATGCCAATGGCTCTGCAATCGAATCTGACGATACCTCTACTTGGGGTGTCACATGGACACAAGTATCAGCCAAGAAGGATGAGCTTGTAGCCGCAGAACCTATGCGTCTTCTTCGTGAAGAACGTGACCGTAAACTGGCTGACACAGATTGGTGGGCTACGAGTGACCGCACGATGACCGATGCTCAGACTACATACCGTCAGGCACTTCGGGATGTCCCTGCAAACTACTCGTCACTGGATGATGTTGTCTGGCCTACTAAACCATAAGGGGGCTTAGACATGACACGAGCAAGAGATAAGGCATCAGCCGTAGTTGCCAACTTTGCCTCGACGGGCATCGATGACAATGCTGATGCCAACGCCATCACGATTGATAGCAGTGAAAACATCGGCATCGGGACAACCAGTCCTTCTGAATTGGTACATATTAAGGGTGCGTCTGGAGCCGCAACAGATGTGCAAATTCAAGGTGGAGACGATACAAACTCTGTGCGGCTGTTTATGGGCGGCAGCACTAATCGGCTGAACGGTCGTATAGTTTATGATGTTGCTAATGATGCGATGGCTGTGTCAACCGGCGGCAATGAACGCCTCCGCATCAACAGCGACGGAAAGCTGCTTATCAACGCCACAAGCAGTAACACCCCCGATTTGTTGCAAATTGAAAGTCCGGCTAGTGGCGGTGGTTACGGCATCCAAATCAGAAGGAACGACAACAACACCGACCAGCAGGTAGGTTCCATCAAGTTCGGCAACACCTCAGACAGCGATTTGGGTCAGATAGCAGTAAAAACAGACGGTGCGGCGAATAGCGGCGCTATTCTTTTCTTAACAGCAAGCGCAGGTACTACAGCAGAGAGGATGCGTCTAGAAAAAGACGGTGAGCTACTTATTGGAACCTCTTCTGCTAGTGGAGCAGAAAAACTATCTTTGAAATTTAACCGTGTTCCGCATACCGGCATCACAACCGAAAACACTAATGGCACATCTAGCACTAGCCATATGTTGTTCAAAAACCCAAACGGCGGTGTCGGGAGCATTAGGACAAGCGGTAGTTCAACAGCTTTCAACACGACTAGTGACCATCGCCTAAAAGAAAATGTGGCTGACATGACCGGCGCTATTGACCGTGTGAAGCAGCTTGCACCAAAGCGATTTAACTTCATCGCAGATGCAGATACAACGATTGATGGCTTCCTCGCCCACGAGGCACAGACCGTTGTGCCGGAAGCTGTACACGGCGAACACAATGAGGTTGACGACGACGGCAACGCTGTGATGCAGGGCATCGACCAGAGCAAGCTAGTGCCGCTCCTGACCGGCGCGCTGCAAGAAGCCGTCGCCAAGATCGAAACCCTTGAGACAAAAGTAGCAGCACTGGAGGCCGGAGAATGAGCAGAGCAAGAGATTTCGCAGACCTCGCCGGTTCGGAAGCAGCGGCAGCGCAGTCAGGTGACTAATGAAAATGTCACAGCAACTAGAGCCTGAACTAAAGGTTCAGATGGAACTAGATGCTCACGAGAAGGAATGTGCCATCCGCTATGAGATGGTGCATGGAAAACTTGAGAGCCTCGACAAACGGATGTGGCGACTTGAAGCCATGATTATGGGGTCAACGGTAATTATCGTTGGCCTTGCATCGTCCCTCCTAATGAAGATGTAAATGCAGCACTTGTTCTTGCTCCTAGTCTTCATCGGGACTGGGGAGTACAGAACACTAACCAGCGGCGATATGTACTTCGCTGACATCAACCGCTGCAACTACTTCGCTTCCCAAATATCCAAGAGATACGGCAATTACAGTTATTCTGCCTTCATAGACCCGAAGGACAGAGTGACTGCCTATTGCGTTCCCAAATATGTCAACACAGAGAACGTGGAGGTCTACTAATGATTGATCCAGTGAGTGCCTTCGCAGCGGTCTCTGCGGGGCATTCGGCACTGATGAAAGCCGTCCAGATGGGCAAGGATATCAATTCCCTTTCGTCGGCAGTCCAACGATATGCAAAGGGGGAGGCTGAACTACAGTTTGGTGCAACCCAGAAGAAAAAAGCAAAATTTTCATTCGCAGAAGACTCTGCAATCGAGAAACACTTTAGAAAAGAAAAGCTCGCTGATATGCGTAACGAGCTACGTAGTATCTTCCAGATATATGGAAAGCCTGGGCAGTGGGAAAGGCTACAAGCCGAGATCGCTAATGAACGGGCAAGAATCCAAAAGCAACTCCAACTAGAGGCCATGCGTCGAGAACGCATCCTAGCTGCCGTCGTAGCTTTCGTCATCATTGTCTTTGGTGGCGGTGGGCTTTCCCTGTGGATTGCGTGGCTGAAGGGGTGGGTATGATGACCCCTGAGATGCTCAACAGATGGGCCATTTTGCCCAGATTAATGATGGCGACCTTCACGGTTCTCAGTTGGAAATCGTGCCTATGGTTCATGTCGCTCCCCGACCCCAGTCCCAGCCAGTCAGCTTACGTATCCATAATCACAGGCTGCGCTAGTGGGGCTTTCGCCATCTGGATAAATAAGGAAACAAAGTAATGTTAGAGGCATGGGTAATGGTGTGTCTCCTATCCAACCCTACTGCCTGTTTTGAAGCGGTTGACACTAGGGGACCATACGAAACCAGAAAACAATGTGTAGAGCGGGTCGAGGAAATGACTCGCCAAATCTCCACACTACCTAACCACAAAGCAGTGGCATTCAAGTGTGCCGAGATCAAAGGAAGACTAGGAATATGATTCAAGCATTAATAGGGCCAGTGGCTGGCCTACTTGATAAGTTCATCGAGGATAAAGACCAGAAGAACGCTTTGGCCCATGAGATTGCCACACTGGCTACCCGTCAGGCTCATGAAGCCAACTTAGGGCAGATCGAGATCAACAAGGCCGCAGCGTCACACAGAAGCGTGTTCGTCGCTGGCTGGCGTCCATTCATCGGATGGACCTGTGGCGTGGCCCTCGCTTACCACTTCATCTTCTACCCCATCATCGTCTTCGCAATCATGACCTTCCCTGAGTTGCCGGTGCCGGTGGATTCCCTCCCTGAATTCAACATGGATTCGCTTATGACTGTTTTGCTCGGAATGCTCGGCCTTGGTGGCCTCAGAACGGCAGAAAAGATCAAAGGTGTGTCGAAGTAGTGGAATTAGAGATTATCGCAATATTCTTACAGATACTGACCTTGTTGGCGGTGTGTGCAAACACGGCAATCAACATCGTCTACAGGATGAGAAAGTAAATGAACGAACTCGTACAGCAACTCAAACGCCATGAGGGACTCCGATTAAAACCTTATCTATGCACAGCCAACAAAACCTCGATAGGCGTAGGACGAAATTTAGACGACATCGGCATCTCAGAGAAAGAAGCAGAGATGCTGTTACTCAACGACATCGAGGAAGCAAAGAGGCAACTAGCAGCCCACTTTCCGTGGACAGCAGACCTCGACGAGGTACGTTTAGCAGCCCTTATCAACTTCACCTTCAACGTAGGGATAGGGACAGTCTCCAAGTTCGTAAACGCAATGGCTCTGCTAAAGGACGGAAACTTCGATATGGCCTCCGAGGAATTCCTACAGAGTCGCTGGGCTAACCAAGTCGGCCAACGGGCCATCGATGTCACCGAACAGATTCGTACAGGAGAATGGCAATGAGTAGAGCATCAGAAGCCCTGCTCTCCACCCTGCATGACGCCGTGGCCCAAGAGCTACTAGGGCGTGTCAGGTCAGGAGAGGCATCCCCAGCAGAACTTAGCGCAGCCATTAAGTTCCTGAAGGACAATGGCATCGAGGCTATCCCCTCACCCGACAACAACATAGGCAAGCTAATGGCATCCTTGCCAGACTTCGGGGAGGACGTTGATGAGCAATCTGTCAATTAAGAGGGGCGAGAAGCTCTCTACCGAACAAGGTGCCGGTCTGACGGAAAAGGGCCGCAAGAAGTACAACCGAGAGAACAACGCCAACCTAAAAGCCCCTGCCCCGAATCCTAAGACCGAAAGGGAAAAGGGCAGGAAGAAATCATTCTGCGCCCGTATGAGAGGCGTCGTCAGAAACAGCGAGAACTCTGAGAGAGCCAGAGCATCATTAAGAAGGTGGAATTGCTAATGTCACTATACGAAAACATGAACAAGCGTAAGAAGGCTGGTACAAGCCGGTCCAAGAAGAAGTCTACAGTTGACCCTAAGACCTACGCAAAGATGAGAGCTAAGAAGGGCGGCTTCGCTATCAAGAAAAAAGCTAATGCCTAAGAAAAGCTCTAGGAAGCCCATACAGAAGCAGGAGGGTCAATCTGGTGTAACCATACCCCAGACCCCTCCAGAGGCTCTCAGTGACCCTCTGAGGCCCATTAAACAGGACTTCCGTAAGTTCCTCTACCTAGTGTGGAAGGAGATCAAGCTACCAGACCCTACACCTGTCCAATATGACATAGCCCAGTTCTTACAGGACGGAGAGGCTAAGATATGCGTACAGGCTTTCCG